ACATAAACGTTCTTTGATCCTGTGATAGTTTTATAATACCAGCTTCAGAAGCTTTAATTGCAAAATTCCTTAATTGTACATTTTCATCATTAGCTAATTCAATAAACAATCCTGGATTTCTTCTTGCAAATAATAATAAATCTCTTCTAATTTCCTTAGAGCTCATTCCTGAAACAGCAGATCCAATTTCAACTCTTAAAATAGCTTCAGCTTGATCAACATCTATTTCTCTTGCGGCTACTAAAGCATCAATTTGAATATCTAAGTCTTCTAACTCGTTGTTAGCTGTTAGAACAGCATCAAATTCAGCATACTTAATATTTAAACCTGGGTGGTAAAGAGATAATAATTTTTGTAAGTTTTGTTTTTCTTTTGGTACAAATAAGGTACCATTTTTAAACATGATGTGCCCCAATGTTGCTTCACCTTTTTGTTCGTCTACAAAAGGAGAATTTTGATTAGTTGCAAATCTAATTTCTTTTTGATCACCAGTTTCTTTGTTAAACCATAGCAATGGGTATCTAGACGTATGTCTTGATGGCAAAGTAAACGTTAAAGGGCTATGTGCTCCTGTTAAATAATACGTTCTATCTTTAATTTCCCATGCTGGTTTAGCAGGTGCTTTTGGTGTTTCTTTTTTAGGTTGTTCAACAACCATAGTTTCTTCAAATACTTCTTCTGTAGAAGCGGTAGCTTTTTTAGCCATAATATAATAAGATTAAATAGTTTATAAAAGTAAAAATTACCCCCGTCAGTACAACGAGGGTAATAATTACAAGTTGTTGTTATGCAGATGCAGTAAACAATACGAAGTTGTTAGCTGCTTGAACTACAAGACATCTTTCAGATAGGAAGTGTACTTCCATAGCATCAAGATCAGAAGTGTAAGCTCCACCTACAGAACCAGTGATCCAAGATTTCATTCTTCTGTCGTCAGCTTGAGAAGCTCTATAACGTACGTGTAAGAATGGTCTTCTGATGTTTGTTCCTAAGATTTGATCGTATACTGTAGAAGTTCCAGCAGGTACTAATACACCATCAATACCAGATCCTACTTGTCCAGCTCCGTTAGAAGCACCACGAGTAGAAGCATCGTTTAAGTATTTCCAGTCAGTCTTATAGAAATCGTAAGAACCTCTTCTAAATCCAGTAAAACCTAAGTTTAACGCCATTTCAGCAGAGTTTTCAAACAATCCATAAGCAGTACCCCCGTTAGCTCCAGCGGATAAGCCAGCAAGCATATCGTCAAAATCTAAAGAAGTTTGTCTGTTTAAGAATAACATGTTTTCTTCAATTGCTCCTTGAGTATCTAAGTTTTTCAAGATGCTATCAAAGTCAGCTAATCCAGAAGCTGCAGTAAAGTTGTTTAATACGTTACCTCTTGATTGTACAGCCGCGAATAAACCTTCAGTACCTTTGATACCTTCAACAGTATCTAGTGTAGAAGCTCCAGAAACTAATTCTCCTTCAACTACAGACATTTCTAAGTAATCTTCAAAACGTAAACGAGTTTCAGATTCAGCTTTTAAATACCATAAGTATCCAGAAGCACCATCTTCAGTAGCAACTTCAACCCATCCAATTTGAGCAGTATCAGATCCAGAGATAGAATATTTCTCTTTGATAATGATTGGAGAGTTAGAGAACTGAGTAAAAGAAGGCGTTACAGACTTAATATCAGCATCTGTAGTTCCTTTTTTGTATTCAGAACCGTAAACGAAGATTTTAAGCGCTCCAGCAGTTCCAGATAAAGCAGCCATATCAGCAGCAGTATAAGGTTTTACTGTAATAGTAGCTAATGTAGGAGAAGTGTTAACACTATCTGTTACAAAAACTTTTAAGTCTTGTCCTGTTGCAGGATCAATAACTACTAAAGTTTGGTTTTTAGAGATAACGTTTTGTACAAAGCTTGGTCCAGCTGTAGCATTCAAAGCGAATGTTAAAGTTGTATCAGTTGCTTTTGTAACGCTATCATAAGCGATATGCAATCTGTTTTGCTCAGACCATACGATTTGATCAGAAGACATTGGCATTTCAGCACCAACCATTTTTAAGAAACCAGATAAAGTTCTATTTCCATAGCGCTCTACTTCAGCCTCATAAATCTCAGGTAAGTATTGTTGTGCGAAATCATTTCCAGATCCGTCTGTAAAGTTTAAATAATTTGACTCAAGAAGTTGTTGCTTCTGAGACGGTTTAATTGACCCATAAACGGGTGCGACTACTGCCATAATAAATTTTTTTAATTGTTAAATTTCTTTGTTTTAATTTTAAGTTTTGAAGAATCAAGACCGCTAATTGCTTTAACTTTTAATCCATTAATAAATACATCTCCTGCTGTTGTTTGTCTAGGCGCTGTAGATGGATTTTTAGAATTAGTAACAACTTCTTTTACTGCATCAGATTTTCCTTGCTCGTAAAAGTGCGCTGCTATTTTGTCAATGTTCTCAGCGGCATACATAGCTTTGTGATAACCTTTTGTATCTACAACTTCACCATTATCATTTAAGAACTTCTTAATTAGGTTATTGATGTTTGATTGGTTTTCAGCTACTCGTTCAACGTTTTGAATGCCATACCTAAATTTCTTTTCTCCTACATTGATGTCAAAACCTTTGAAATCATCAGAAAAAAGTTTTTGGGTATCAGCTTTAAATTTCTCATGCTGCTGAGCCGCTATGCTTTGCTCTTCGTTATATCGGTTGAAAAAGTCAAGCGCTTTCTTTTGCTCTTGGGTAACACCAGGTCTCAACTTGATTTCCTCGTAATATTTACCCTTAAGATCTTCAAGATAGTTCTTAGCTTTTGCAACTTCTTCTTTGTATGCAAGTTTTTTCTTTCTTACATCTCTATCTTCATCAAGCTCTTCATCGTAACTGAAATTATCTTCCATAAGGAATTGTATTTCTTCAGCATCTAAATGAGGTCTTGTTTTTTTATAGTATTCTTTAAGTAATGTATTGTTATCTACATTTGTATAATCAGCATTTAACCTAACGTAATCTTCAACTGTTCCACCAGTTTCTTCCATAAAAGAAACTAATTTTTCAATGTTTTCAGGTAACGCTCTTCCTGTTTCTTTTGATTCAGCAATTGCTTCCTGTACGTCTTCGGTTAATTTTTGTGTTTCTTCAACAACTTCTTCATCAGTTATTTCTTGAATAACTACTGGTTCTTCTTCAACAACCTCTTTGGCAACGACTTTTTGTTCTTCGTTTCCTTCGACCACTTCTTGCAATTCCACTTCGGGTTGTTCTGTGCGTAACACGCTTTCATCTGTGCTTTGCTCTTGAATGGCATCTTCTTCTTTTTTAGGGGTTAAATCAACTTTAGTAACATTGCTATTACTATTTAGTTTTTTCATTGCAGGTTTTTTCTTTTGCAGTTTGAAATCCCCTTCTTGTTTTACTGTTTCTGACATGATATGATAATATAAAATTAATTAGTGTTTTTATCTAGGCGTAAACTGCTCTAGATTAAATCCTCCAAGGCCGTCGTTTCCTTGTGATTCAAAATCTTTAGGTAATAAATCATTTTTTCTTTGATCTATTAATTCAGACTGTTGTGTTGCTTGTATTTTTGTTCTTTTATCTTTACGATCTTCAACTTCAGCAATTTTACCAGCTTCTGCATTAGCTTTTATTTGAGCTAATTGCATTTGATAATTAAATTCTTCCGCCATAAGCTCTCTTTTGATTTGAGCTTCTGTTTGCATTCTTTGTATTTCAAATTGAGACTTAGCTTGCTCAACATTAACTTTTTCTTGTGTAAGAGCTTGTTGTTTTTGAACTTCAGCAAACGCGGCTTTTTCAGCAGTTTCAGCATTTGCTTGTGCTTGAGCCTGTATATTAGCAAGTTGCGCAGCTTCCATTGCAGCTTGCTTCTTTTTTCTTTTTAATTTAAGTAATTGATTTGCAAGCTTTAAGTTTTTAATTTGTCTTATGTCTATTGCATCTTCTAAATCAATACCACCAGATTGTAACGCTATTTGAATATTTTGTTCAACTTGCGCTTTTTCTTCTTCATCAGGTTCTAATTCTAAGTAAATTCCAAAGTCATGCAGATTTAAATTCTTTATTTCTTTTAAAGTTTCAACATTAAAAGTAGATATACTATTAGCTAATGAGTTTGATGTTAATTCAAAATCTAAGCAATCTGCAATTCTAAGAGATATGTTTTCACAAGCTCTAAGAGTTAAATATAAACTTGACTGTAATATATGCCTTGTAGCAACATTGGACTGATTAGCAGCCATCTTTTGCAGCCCTAGTAAAGCATCTTTATCAGGATTACTTCCATCTCTTGCTTCATTTAATCCAGTTACGTCTCTTATCATTTGTAGATAATAGTTGTATGTATTAATTAATGAAGCTATTTTGCCTTGACCAGATGATGAAGATAATTCTTGAACAGGAACTTTACCTCTATTCATATCTCCATCTTGAGTAAGTGATCTACCTACTACACTACCAGTTTGGAAATACATATTTAATGCTTCCGCTGGATTATAGTTTGTTCCGTTACCAAGATCAACTTCGGCTAAACCATCCATATCTAAGAATACACCGTCTGGTACAATTCTTGACATTACTTGTTGTAGCTTTAAATGCGTTAATTGAATCATATCAGCAAAGCCTGTAACTTTACTAACTATAGATTCAATTCTACCTTTATACATTCTAGGAGCCGTAATAGCGTAACTCATTTCTACTTTAGTAGTATCAGCATATGGCCTAGTCATGTTCTCTGCTAACTTCCATTCTAGCATAGTATTATTTCCTAATACTTTTGCTCCAGAATACAATACTTCTATTGTTCTAGATACTTTTTGGAAGTTGTCATTTTCAGGCGGATTAAAACTATCATCTTTTTGTATAGTTTTTTCTAATCCAAATTCTGTTTGTTTTATTTTAAATACTTGATTTGAATATGTTTTATATTCAAAGTATAAAACTTGAACTGTATTCTCATCATAATTACCCCATCCAGTTATATACTGGTTGTTACCAGGCATGTTTTGAATATTTTTTAATTCCTCTTCTGTTATGTTAGGGAATTGTTTTTTAAGTTCTGGTATAGTAATTGCTTTTACTTCACCAACATAATATATATCTTCAAAGTTTGGATCCTCTGTATATGAATAAACCATATAAGCAGGGTCAACATAATCCACAACAATGCCGTTAGCTTTATTAAAAGAAGTTTTAACAGCGGCAATACCTAATACTGTAAGATCATAATTTAATCTTCTTCTTACTAAATCATATTTATTTGCGGCTAATACATTATTAATAGCTTCTTCTTCTGCAATTTCAACAGATTGTTTATAGCTAAGCTGCATATGTAATTCCAGCTCTTCTCTTGTTTCCGGTAATTCATTAGCCGATAAAGATGAATTAGCAAAGTTGCCACCAGTTATTTGATTAGCCTTTTGTATTAAATCTTGAGTATACATATCACGCATTACTGCTAATGCATAATTTGTTCTTTTCTTTAAAGACTCTGGATCTTGTGAAAAAGCTTTTATATCATATGTCTTTTGTGACATACCATTAACTACAATGTCTACAAACTTAGATATAACAGGAACAGGCTTCCAATCTAAATTAAGATAAGACAAGTCGCCATTAATAGCCAGCTCATCTTTATATTTTTGTATCGACTGTTCACCTCTAGCGTATAATCTTAATTGATGAAAGTTATTATAATTAGTTTGATACCTATTAGCATTAGTCCTTCCTTGGTCAAACCATTCCTGTTCAATGGCTCTAGCCACTTGAATACCATACTCTAATGATGCTTTTTCTGCATCGCTAACCACTTGGCTTGGAAAGGAACTATTGGTATTTGTGTATATGTTCATTTATATTATAATTTTTGAGGTACTACCATCATTATTGTATCTTTTTAAACCTAGATTAACAGGCTGTCTTTCTATTCTATTAACAGGAACGTATCTATGTTTATTGCAAGCCATTAAAGCTAAACCAGAACTAATAGATGCATCATGACTTGTTCTATTGTTTATGTTAAATCTAGCCCAATCTTCTAAGGTTCTTTGGAAATACATATCTCCATAACCAGTATCTGATAAACCTACAAATTGTTCAACATAAGTTTCTATAGCAGCAGCATGTGCTTGCTTAATATCTTCACTAGAATTTGGTATTCCGCCTATTTCTTTTTCAGTAACAGATAGTTTATTCCAAATCTTGTCAGGTCTATTCATTGAAAAACCTCTATAGCCTCTTCTTTTAAAATGATATAAAAGCCTTGGCTTGTTATTTTCAGCTAGTATTGGCATACCATAAAATACACATGCCATTAAAACATCTTCAAAAAATATTTCTGCTGTTTGCGGTCTAGCTATATATTCTAAAAAGAAATGATTAGGAGGTACATCTTCCATAGAAAACTTAGTTAAACCATGCAAAGAACCATTAGATCCTCTTTGGTCAACTGTACCTGATATATCATAACTATCACAACCAAATGCACCAAGGTGTTCATTACCCGGCCATTTAGTACCATTCTTTATTATCACTTGGTTTTGAAGATGTTTAGCTGGAACCCAAGTTATTTTAAACCTTCCATCTTTATGGGGATTAAATATTACTCTTGTATCAGGCATCCCATTCTCCCAAGCGAAACTACCAGTAGTTACAATTGCAGTATTTCTAAGGTCTTCATTGTAATCTATTTGTTGATATATTTTTGTAAGGTTAAACAATGATTGCTTAGCCTCATCTCTAAATGCGTGTTGCTCAGTTCTTGGAAACTGACGATACATTTCATTTAATCCATCTTGATCGTTTTTTAAACCATCAACTTCATTTTGCCAGTGTTCTATTACACCGTATTCAATTAAAGAGCCATCTGCTGCTTTAACTGGCTTGTCTGGAGTATCGAATACAGGTATTCCATAAGTATCAATGAATCCTTCGTAGTTCCATTCCATAGGTATGAACAGAGAATATAATCCTGAACTAGTCTGTCCATTGCGGTTTCTCTTGGAAACGTCGGAGTCATAATATAATCTTTTAAAATTCTCTCCACCTTTAGCTAAAGCATTAGAAGTAGATCCCATCATACATTTACCTATAATCCTACTACCTAACCTTAATGTTGTTTTTGTTACCCTCCAGTTATTTAATATATTATCTGGTCTTT